CCCTACATTCGCAAAATCATATATTGTATAACTAAATGATACAGTCGCTGTTAGATAATCTACATCAGCAGCCTGTTGATTATATTGTAAACCAGTAAGACCTGTAGGGTATAAATCTCTAAATCTAACTTCTACTTGTGCGTTGTTCTTACTTGATAATACTGTTAGTGTTGCGTCAGATAATGTTGGTCCTGTATCTGCCGCAGCATATTTTGTTTTACCAGCTTCAGTAGATATGTTTGACGCATTTCTAGTGGGAAATCTATCATTACCTGAAGATAATAAATTTCTAAACTCGGCATGATCTCTAGGAAAACCTAGACCAACCAGCCAACCATGTATCTCCTGAAAGTTCTCTAAATTTTCATCTACTAAAAATGTCATCTGTAGAGCTTCATAGGTCAACTTATCACCAGGTATCGGTAAGTCTTTAAACATAGTTGCTTGTGTCTTTGTATCACCTAATGATATGCCTGGTACGTTAACTGCTGTACAAAAATATTCTACTTTTGGTAGTTTAATTATGTTAAACCTAAACTGTGTAGGCGAAGCATAATCTTGTGCCGTAGGTTGTCTACCCATTGTGTTATTAGTAGTCATAATACTATTTATTAGAGTCCTTATCTACTTGTTCCCAATCTTTTTCAGTAGCAAGTTTTTCTAATTGTTTCTCTTTTTCAGTAAGAATTTTTTGCTTTGTTTCAACTTTTCTAATTTCTTCTTCTATAAATTCTAATTGATTTTTCTTAGTAGGCCACATGAAATACATAAGAATTCCAAGGCATATAGCCACATAAAAAATAGCGATATATTGTTTAATCATATTAGTATTTATATGTCACCTAGGAACGTATCCTGGCTCCAAAAACATGGCCATTAATACCATCAATATTATTAGTATTGCTGTAAATCTGTAATCCATCTTCGGTCTCCATAATATTATTTAGGCTTCCTGCATAAAAAAAGGGCGACTTTTAACGGCCGCCCTTTTAATTTTGTTCAATCGAACAAACTCAATTATTACATTAAGTTTGATACTTTAACACGTCTGTAGTATCTATTAGCGTTTTTATTACCAGCGCCATTGATAACAGCAGAGTCAGATACACCTGATTCAGCAAATGGATTTGCTTGTAAGCCGTATCTTGTTTTAAAGCCGATTTTCGGTTGGAAAGTGTCTTGTCCAACTGCTCTCACCATTTGTAGTGGAACATATGGGCAATAGAACATACCAGCGTCATAAGGTGAAGTACCTTTGTAACCTACAACAAAGTATTGAGATGCAGAGTTATTAGCACTGTATGGATCAATGTACACTTTGTATTTACCGTTTAATACACCAGCAAAAGTATTACCAGTATCGTCAACGTTTAGGTTGTTGTTTAACGCAGGTGTGTAATCTAAAACACCAGCCATTTGTAAAGCAGAGGCAACATCTGAAGAACAGATAATTATATTACCTCTTCCTCTTCTTGTTCTCTGTGCGATAACGTTAGCTTCTCTCTCAACTTGGAACATAAGTCCTTTGAATCTCTCAACTGACCATCTACCGTTTGAGTCAGTATCTAAATCAAAGATACCAGCAGTAGTTGTGTTGATAGCACTAACAGCACCAATGTGAGTTGATGAGTTGTCAGATGCACCGATTTCAGCGTTGATGTAAACAGTTCTAACTACTTCTCTGTTGATCTCAGCAAGGATCTCAGCAGATAGGATGTTAGCTAGTTCAGTTTCAGCGTCTAAACCGTGGATTGCTTTAAGGTCTTGTGCAAGTTCCATAGTGTATTCTGCTTTAAGAGCTCTTGACTTAGCAGTCACAGTTGATTTCTCAATTGAGAAAGCCATTTGAGCAAAAGCGTTGTTAGCAGAATCACCTAGAGCTTCAGCAGTAGCAGTTGCCATACCTTGGCCTCTTGTGTATGCTGTGCTTGGGTCATCATTCAATAAACCTGGGTTTGTACCAGTTTGAGCAGCGCCTGAATTAGCAGTTGAGTCTCCAGCAGCATTTCTGCTTGAGAAGTCTGAATCTGCTTCGTCAAACATCGCCTCTGTACCAGATTGGTTAGTGTATCTGCTTCTCATAGCAAATATTAAACCAGTTGGTCCAGTCATTGGTTGTACACCAGCGATATCGTAAGCGATCAAATTAGGCATAGCTCTTCTTACTAACGAAATTAGGATTGGATCCCAATTACTGATTGAAGCACCAGTAGCGTTAGTAGGAGCAGCTTCATTTAAGAAAGCTTGGTCTTCTTTAGTTGCTCTTTCTTGGTTTTCCAAGATAGTAGCAGTAACGGCACGTCTGTAAGAATCCGTGATTTTTGGTAAATCAGCGTGTTCTAGGACTGGCTGCCATTTTTTTTCGTAAGTTTCAGATAAGTACATCTGTATTTCTCCCGTATTATTTGTTAGACAATTTAATGTCTTTTGTTTTACTTATAGCGGCGGTATAAGCAGCCATAGCATTAGATAAATCTTCAGGTTGTGAAGATTCGCCTGCCGCTACATCATCTATCTCATTACCACTAGTTTCAACCTTTTTACCAAAATATGATTCTTTAATAGTATCAATTTTAGTAGTAAAGTCTTTTTCACTAGAATACTCAACTTCTTCAGCTAGTTTGTTGAATTTCTCCTTAGCAGTATCAGCTAAGTCTTTAGACGCTTCATCAATGATGTTTTGTCTTTTTACTTCGCCCATAGCTTTGTTTTGTTCAACATTCTTGTCAACTTGTTCGTTAAGTTTCTTTTCAAGCTCTTCAATTTTATTTGCTTGATCTTCTAATACATTGTATTTCTCATCTGGAACATCAATGTAATGATCTTCAAATAATTTCTTTAAGCCAGATATAAAGTCTTCAGCGATTTCGCCTTTGATCCCTCTTTCGATAGCGATAGAGTTCTCTTTCATCCATTCCTCAACAACGTAGTTTAGGTATGAATCAACTTTAGTTACGAGTTCACCTTTTTGTGACTCAATATCTTCTTGTAGTTTTTCGTCATAAGCAGCTTGAATTTTCTCTTTTTGCTCTTTAACTTTAGCGTTAACAGCAGCTTCGAAAATAGTAGCAGCTTTGTTTTTAAAGTTTTCTGATAGGTCTTCATCTTTGATAAGAGCAGCTACATCAGCAGACACGTCAATTTTGTCAGATTCAGTTTCAGATGTTTCTTCTTTTTTCATCTTCATTCCATATCCTTCTTCTTTTTCTTTGTCTTCTTTTTTAGCTTCTTTATCTTTAGATTCTTCCTCTTCTTTTAACTTAGGCATAGCGTCAGCTGAACCTTGAGCTTTTTGTTGAGGATCACCAGAAACTTGTTTAGTTTTCTTTGTGGCGTCAGGATTGCTGTCAGTCGGTTTAGTAACCGCTGGACCTAAATCTTCCGCACTATTAGATAGTGGAGAAGGCTCAGCCGCTACAGCATTCTTTTTTGGAGCATCAGCCTGTGGATTAGCAGCGTTAGCTTCTAATACGGCTTCTTGTTCCATCGCCTCAAGTTTTTTAGTTTCGGCCATTGAAAATCTCCTTGATTTTAAGTTTATAAACGTTTATAAATTTTCTTTGTAAGTATATTTATAAAATTACAGTTTTGTAAGAAATGATTGAAAGACTTTTAACTTAGCTTCTTCAAGTGACCTTTGTTTGGCCTCTCTAACTTGTTTTTTCCAAGATTCTATGTCTTTTTCCTTCAAAACACCGTTGTCCCATACCCACTCTTTAGATTCCATTATGCCTTCAACGAAAGCGTCCGGAGCAGAGGGATCTGCTACAATATCAGCGGCTGTAGCTAAGTAAAAATCATCTTTTACATAGTTTACACCATTTCTTTGTATTAAGGATCCCATACCACGACTTGAAACACCCAATTGAGCGCCCTCATCTATAAGACCTTTTACAATCTTACCATACGGAGTATCCATAATTTTTGCCTCACCAATAAAATCTTTACCATCTGGTGTCAATGACTTAACCATGTGGCAAACTCTTTCTAAGTTTACAGTTGGTCCGTCAGGATGTCCTAACTCTCCAAATGCTCTGTTTTTATTGATAAATTCTTTTGTATATCGATTCACTTCTCTAGCCAAGATTTCTCTAGGATAGACTCTTCCATTTCTATTTTTGATTTCAGACTGTAAAAATACACCTCTGATTTTGTATTCTTTTTTACCGTTTTTTTCTTCTACAAGATATTCGGCATTGTTTATTTGCTCGGAAATAAGTTTCATAAATTCTCTCTCTTATATTTATAAGGTTTCTTACCTAAACTCTACAATTATTGTGTAATTATCACCACTTGCAAAGTTGTTTGTACTTAATAATATATCACCAGTTGGTGTACCGGCATTGTTAGGTATTTCATCTCCAGCTGGTCTAAAATCAAAGTGTCCTGTACCATTTAACAAAACAGCAGTAGCGTTTGTTGTACCGTCAAATAGTAATTCTACGGATGATTTAGAATTTGCTGTGTTTACTGAAAACCATAGCTTACTAATTTTTCTATTACCGTCTTCGGTCATAAATGTAGTTTCAGAGGCGTCAACTTTTTTAACTAAAGTTTCACCTGTACCGTCTGACAAATTAGTTAATTTTGTTACAAACTTTACACCTGAAGTATCAGCTATTGTTTGTGTAGTTACTGTATCAGCCATTTGTATATCCTGTTTCTTTGTGTGCCTCTATAACAACATTATATTTTGTTACATTAGAATCACTTGTTAGTAAAATGTCTCCTATAGTATCTTTAATTTTGGCTTCATCTGGTTTTAAACCATAGTTGCCTCTACCATTGATTACTACTTTCTTTGATGTATCACCTTTAAAAAATACAGTTACATCACCTGTACCTAAAATTTCATAAGCAATATGAGCTATTGAAACTTTTGGTTGACTTGAAGCGTTGTTTGAGTTTACAACATCTACAAGTTTTTGATCTGTGTCATCAGCCACACCATTAGCATTTACGATAATCTTAAAATTATCATCTACTAATTTAGTTGCCGTAATAGTCATTATCTAGTTGAAGATACTGCTGAACCTACAGCGTTACCTGAAGTTTCAATAGTATGAGATTCTTCTTTTTCAATTATTATACTATCGCCAGCTGTTACCAAAATTACCGTACCAATAACGGTAGAAGATTGTTTAACAGTAACCGTGTTAGCAGCCGCTTGAGCTTGTACTCTTACAAAGTGAGCTCTGCCAAAATTACTTGCTGTGATAGAACTACCAGCAGTTGTTGAGCTGCCTTTGAGTTTCATTGAGCCTTGGTATGCCATTTTTATTTTTCTCCTAATTGTTCAATTACTTCTTTATCAAAGTAATCGTTTAATTCTATTACATTAATATTATAATGTTGGCTAACTTTATCGCAAGCGCCTTCAAATCTTTTTATAATATCGCCAGTAGATTTCTCTACTAATTTAAAGACATCACCTATAGCGTCTTTCATTTTAGGGCTTAGATTATTATAAGCCTTTGAATCAATCTCTAAATTTTCTTTAACTATCCTGCTTATCAGCATTGTCAGCCTCAGGTGTTATATTTATTTCTGCTTCACCATCTTTTTTATTTGTATCAGTTGGTGTTGCTGAAACTGAACCATCAGCATTAAATACTCCTGGGTCAGCAATCTCTGGTTTTGGATCACTAAAGTTTTCAGCCTCAGGTGCTTTAAACATATTGCCTGCTAAATCTTTTCTAGCATTATCTAATTGATCAGCAACCTTGTCTCTTAAAGCAGCTTTAAAAGCTTCTCCAGCGTCATCATTATTACCTTGTGATAGTTGATCTATAAAGTTTTTAGTATTTTCATTTGCCATTTTTTATTCTCCTATTCCATATCCGAAGTTTGAGAAGTTGGACTATCTATCAGACCATCTTCAATTTCTTTCTTAATCTGATTATCCATATCTTCTATTTCTCTGTCATTTTGTTTTAATACATTTTTTCTAATGTGTTTTATTGAGTAAAATTTACCTATGTATTCTCTCATCTCATTAGCTAATTGTAGTCTTTCTCTAGCCATTTCTGTATTTTTTAATTCAGCAAAATGGCCGTCTTGTATGAAGTCATAATTTAATGAATCACTTACATTAAACCAATCGTCTTCATTTATAATACCTTTAAGAATTAGTTGTGTTCTTAATAGGTCATTAAATAACTCGGTAAATTTCTTTCTTAACCTTTGAACAAATTTAGTAAATTTTAATTCATCTCTTGTTATTTCTGAAGCTCTGCCTAAATTGAAACCAGATGAAGACTCTAATCTACTTACTGGTACGTTTAGTGATCTGTATAGTTTACTTCTAAAGTATTCTATATCAGAAATTTCTCCAAGG